AGTACGCAGCTTCATTTGGTGAGCTTACTGTAGGAATTGACTCTGATAAAAGAGTAAAAGAGCTGAAAGGACTAGACAGACCTTTTAACAACACACAAGACAGAAAGTACTTCTTAGAGTCGATCAATTTTGTTCATAGTGTAGTTGTGTTCAACTCAAGAGAGGAGTTAATCGATATGGTAAAAGAGTTTGAGCCTGACTACATGGTAATAGGAAGTGATTATATTGATAAACCTGTATATGGTTCAGAGTACGCAAAAGAGTTATTGTTTTTTGACAAGTTAGAACAGTACTCGACTACAACGATACTAAGCTATGAAAAAGATATTAGTAATAGGTGACTTTTGTGTTGATACATTTATATATGGCAAAACTGAAAGGCTGAGCCCAGAAGCACCTGTTCCAGTATTTGTGCCAACTGAAACCAAAATAAACGATGGTATGGCTGGAAATGTTGCTACTAACCTAACAGCAATGTCTACAGAATATCACGTTGAACTATACCACCAAGACGAAGTGATCAAGAAGACCAGGTATATTGATCAGAATACTAATCACATGTTTTTACGTGTAGACGAAGGAGAAGACGATATAACGCCACTACTACTTACTGACGAAATAGTTCAAAGGATAGAAGAAGCAGAAGCCGTCGTTATTAGTGATTATAATAAAGGGTACCTTGACCTTGAAACAATCAATAAGATAGGTAAGCTTGCTAAAAGATCTTTTTTAGACACTAAGAAGAAAATTAACTCTGATACGATAGAAAGCTTTACATTTATTAAGCTAAACGAAGAAGAGTTCAAGAAGAACATGACAGATGATCCTGAGAAGCTAAAGAAGATCATCGCAACACTTGGTAGTAAAGGTGCACAATACATGGGTAAGTTATACCCTGTAGTTGCAAAAGAGACCATAGATGTATCAGGAGCAGGAGATACATTCTTATCTGCTTTTGTACTAAAGTATGTTGAGACTAATGATGTAGAGATAGCTATAACGTTTGCTAACAAAATGAGTTCAATAGTCGTATCAAAGAAAGGAGTAGTAACACCGTGAGGGCATTAATAACAGGACATAAAGGTTTTATTGGCTATAACTTGAAAAATACGTTAGACGCCAAAATGAGCCGTTATATATATGGTCTAGATGAAGAGTTGTTTGATTCACCTAACTGGAAAGAAGATCTTGAGTCATACATATATAAACAACAACCTGACATTATATTTCATGTAGGAGCTTGTGCAGATACAATGAACCAAGATGTAGAGTATATGATGACTAGAAACTATGAGTCAACTGTGATTATGTCTAATCTAGCAAAGAGATACAACATATCTTTTATATACAGTTCATCTGCTGCGAACTATGGTGATGTAAACGGTAATCGTAACTTATATGCTTGGTCAAAATACGCAGCAGAAAAACATGTACTAGCAAACTGTCAAGTAGCACTACGCTATTTTAATGTATATGGGCCTGGTGAGAATCATAAAGGTAGAATGGCATCCGTTGCTCATCAAATGTTTAATAGACATAAAAGCAACCAACCTGTTCAACTATTCCCAGGACGCCCTCAAAGAGATTTTATTTATATTGACGATGTAGTGTCAGCTAATATTCATGCCATGGTAGGTTATAATGAACTGTCTGGTCGTTACTATGACGTAGGATCCGGCGAAGCTAATTCATTTGAAACTGTGTTAGAGCACTTAAACATACCTTATACATACAAAGATAAGTCAGAGATGCCTGACAACTATCAAATGTATACAAAGGCAGATCAAAGTAAAATGATGCCAGAGTGGGAGCCTAAGTTTACACTAGAACAAGGACTAAAAAAGTACAAAGAATATCTATGCAAAACTATTTAGCAAAAGCTCAGAGTAAGTCAGGCAAGTATGCAATGTTTATTGGTCGTTGGCAGCCTTGGCATGATGGTCACCGTTGGTTGATTGATCAAGCACTAAATGAAGGCAAGCATGTACTGCTTTGTATTCGTGATGTGCCTGTTAGTGATAATAACCCATGGACAGCCCAAGAGATACTACTAAACTTGGTTGAAGAACTAAAGGATTTAATTGAAGAGAAAAGAGTCATGTTAGGTATAATACCAGACATTGAGTCTATTAATATTGGCCGAGGTGTTGGATACGATGTAATCGAGCACGTACCACCTCAAGAGATTCATGATATATCAGCTACCAAGATCCGTGAACAAATGAAACAAGAAGGCAAACTATGATAGTACAAAAGAAAAGGCATATTGCTAAAACGATCAGCTACCGTATAGTCAGTACCTTGATAGGCTTCCTAATTATGTGGGCTGCCACAGGATCTGTCAAGATAGGTGCCGCTTTCGGTATAGCAGAACTAGTCTATAAGCCAATCCAGTACTACTTACATGAAAGGGCCTGGTACAAATGGATCAAGTACGGTCTAAAGGATAAATAAGCGTTTTTGCTCGATTCTTGTATATTTATATATAAACGTATAGACATGAAAATTTTACTTATCGTTGTTGCAATTGCTCTAGTAGCCACATTCATCCTAATGAAGAAAGGTAAGATCCAAGACGCCGATGGTAACAACATCCCTGATGCTCTAGAAGACGCAGCTAAAGAAGTTAAAGAGGTAGTAAAGAAAGCTAAGAAGACTGCCACTAAGAAGAAAACAACTAAATAACAAAAAAATACATGGCAACAGTTACACTAAAGAACTCAGAGTTTTTAAACCTCGAATCTGAGATCAATGGATTGGTTAATCAACAAGAGAACAGACTAATCCTAAGAGGTCTTATCAACGAGAACATGAAGCTATCTACCAAGATCAAGCTTTCTGACCTTACTAAGAAATTAGCCGTAGAACTTAATGCTATTGCAGAAAAGAGAAACGAGTTAGTTGTTAAGCATGGTGAGGCTCAAGAGGACGGTACAACTTTCGTTCCTATGTTCATCAATATCCAAACTAACGAGCAAGGTGAAGTAGTATCTAGAGATCCTAACCCTAAGTTCGAAGAGTTTCAACAAGAGTACCAACCTTTCTTGAACGAAGAGAAAGAGTTCGAATGTGAACTATTCACTCAACAAGACCTAGAAGGTGCATACTCAGAGTTTAACTATCCTACTTTTTATAAGTTAGTTAAATCAGAAGAATAAGTTGACTTTTTGTTTTTAATATAAACAACAATGGCTCTCTTTTATTAGAGGGCCATTTTACATATTTATAATAACAATTGTTATGGGAAAGCTAACCGACACAGAACTCCAATTAGTTCAGCTAATAAAAAGAGACGCTTTAGAAGTGGCCTCTACTTTAGGTGAACTTAGTTACCAAAGAATGACTATCGATCTTTTAATTGACGAAGAGAAGAAAAAGGTCAAGGATATCAAAGAAAGAGAGGCGAAGATCTTAGATGAACTCAAAGAAAAATACGGAAACGTCTCCATAAATATCGAGACTGGAGAATTTCAATAAAGTGTTTCAAAAAAGTTTTGATATTTATTACTAGATAAAAATCATATAAATGGCCGAAACACTTCTTAGCCCAGGAGTTTTCTTGAATGAAAACGATCTATCACAAATAACCTCGGGTCCAGTTGCAGCCGGTGCTGCCTTAATGGGTCCTACAGTAGTTGGTCCAGTTAATATTCCTACATTAGTAACTTCATACTCAGAATACAAAGCCAAGTTTGGTGCGGCTTTCATTTCTGGAGGTGCTAACTACGAATATCTAACTTCTATTGCTGCGCTTAATTACTTTGAGCAAGGTGGAGAATCTTTATTGGTTACCCGCGTAGCTTCTGGTTCTTATACTGCAGCCACAGCTTCTGTAGCGGGTCTTAACGGAACTAGCTCCTTTACTTTAGAGACTCTTTCTGTTGGTTCTATCATGAACAACGTAGGTGGAACTTCTGTAAACGGATCTCTTCCTTCAGGTTCAGCTGCCAACGTTCGCTGGCAGATCACTGGTGTAGATACAGGTTCGGGTGTATTTAGCCTTGTTATCCGTCGTGGTGATGACTATAATAATAGTCAGACCATCTTAGAAACATGGAACAACCTTTCTCTAGATCCTAACCAAAATAACTATATTGCTTATATCATAGGAGATCAAACTGAAACTGTTCGCCAAGATTCAACTGGTGATTATTACTTGCAAACTACTGGTTCTTATGTAAACAATAGTTTGTATGTAAGAGTTTCTTCTGTTACTCAACCAACACCTGGATACTTTAGCCAAACTGGTGTTGCTCAAAACATCTATACTGGTTCTATGCCAGCTATAGGATCTGGCTCTGTAAACGGTGCATTTGGTGGTGCTGTTGGTGTTATCTATGGATCTTTTGGAAAAGCAGCTCTTAATATGTTCGAGAATATTCCAAGTGTATCTTCTACAGTTGCTACTCCAACAACTAACATCCAAGGTATTCACCCTGCTGATTATAATATTGCTATCAACCTTCTTGAGAATACTGACGCTTACGACTTCAATGTTGTTTATGCACCAGGTTTGACTAGCCAGAATGCTTCTTCTCAAGTATCTGATATTCTACTTGTAGCTCAAGGTCGTGGTGATAATATCGCTGTAATTGATATGGTTGGTTATGGCCAACAAATCAACACTGTAATTAGCCAAGCTGTGTCTTATGACAACTCATACGGTGCAACTTACTGGCCATGGGTACAAATCAGAAGCCGTGAAACTGGTAAAGTTAACTTCGTTCCAGCTTCTACATTAGTACCAGCTGTTTACGAATACAACGATAAAGTATCTGCAGAATGGTTTGCTCCAGCAGGTCTTAACCGTGGTTCACTTTCTACAGTGCTTCAGCCAGAAAGAAAGATCGGTGTAAATGATCGTAACCTTCTTTATCAAGGAAAGGTTAACCCAATTGCTACTTTCCCAGGAGTCGGAACAGTTATCTATGGTCAAAAGACTCTTCAACAGAAGCCGTCTGCACTTGATCGTGTAAATGTACGCCGTCTATTGATTGCTCTTAAATCTTATATCGGTCAATTAGGTGAGCAGATCGTGTTCGAGCCAAACACTCAAGTAACTCGTAACAAGTTCTTAAGCCAAGTTAATCCTTATCTTGAGTCTGTACAACAACGTCAAGGTCTATATGCCTTCCAAGTTGTAATGGACGAATCTAATAATACGCCAGATGTGGTAGATCGTAACCAATTAGTTGGTACAATTTATCTACAGCCAACTAAGACTGCTGAATTCATTCAACTTGACTTCAACATTCTTCCAACTGGTGCAACATTTGGTCAATAATATAAAACAAACCACAGATGAACGATAATACAGTACTTAGAATCAAAGTCCCGGCTCACTTATACGAGAGTGTAAAAGAGCAGTTAACCCTATCTGAAGCCAAGAAAGGTAAGCACAATCTTGGTGCTGGTATGGAGATAGTTAAAGAGAAGAAGATGAAGGCTCCAAAAGACGGTATGACGAAGATGGAAGAAGTAGAGCAAGTTCAAGAAACTGAGCAAGTTGAAGAAGGTGTAATGGATATGCTTCGTGCTGCTTCTGATAAGATCTTCTACAACCCAGCAGTGGTTGATGCACCAAAAGATGTGGTTAAAGCTTGTATCGAAGATGCTAACTCTCAAAAGAAGTCTAATCCTAAAGTTGATAGAGACAACCTTATCGTTAACTGTCTAAAGAGCAAAGGTGCCGCTTTCAAAGCTAGCCAAACTACAGGTATTGCTGAAAAGAAAGACAGATCAATGGAAGAGTTGAAGAAGGCTAAAGACATGCTTGAGATGAAAATCAAGAAAATGGAAGAGAGCCTCAATGAGAAGAAGCACGAAGAAGAAGAAAAACAATAATTTAGTTATTGAATATTTATAGTAAGAAACTAAATCGCATATACAATGCCAGTATTGGATCCAAATGAAATAATGTTCACAGCGTTTGAACCTACAGTATCAAACCGCTT